GTTTTCTTGACGATATCCTATCGGAATTACCGCCGGATGAACTAGCAAATCTTGAGGTTTATGATGATTTCACAGCCCTGAATGGGATACCTGGAGTCACATCAGTCGATAGAATACCTATCAAAACAAGTGCTGGCAATCCTTGGAAGGTTAGCAAGAAAAAGTTCATTACTTTTTTAGAAGGGCCCATAAAAGGGGTTCCTGAACCAATTGGTATATCACCTGAGATACAGGAACGTGTTGTGCGTATACAAGAGTGTTACAGCTCTAATACAATGTATCATCCGAATTTTTGTGCTCATCTTAAAGACGAACCTGTCACACTTGAGAAACGCTTCATAGGGAAAACTAGAGTTTTCACAGGTGCCCCTTTTGATTGGTCTTTAGTCGTTAGAAAATATCTTTTGTCCTCGTGTCGAGTACTTCAAAATAATCATTTTGTTTTTGAAGCAGCTCCAGGTATGAATCATGCCTCTCGGCAATGGAGTGTCCTTAATGAATATCTTACATATTTTGGTGAGGATACTATCGTGGCCGGAGATTACAAATCTTTCGACAAAAGAATGTCTCCAGTTGTCATTCAGATGGCATTCGACATAATCAAAAAGTTGTGTGAAGCTTCAGGTAACTATGCGGAGGAGGATTTGAAAATGATTGAAGGAATAAAAATGGATACAGCATTTCCGCTGGTGGATTATAATGGCGATTTAGTTCTATTTCATGGATCTAATCCGTCTGGCCACCCACTGACTGTTATTATTAATAGTCTGGTCAATAGTCTTTACATCCGCTATTGTTATTTCATCCTGAATCCTGACTGTGAAGTTTCTTCTTTTAGAGAAAAAGTCCATCTCATGACTTATGGTGATGATAATATCATGAATGTCGACCGAAATATACCTTGGTTTAATCACACATCAATAAGCCGAGTCTTATATGATTGTGGCATTGACTATACCATGGCAGATAAGAAGTCTATTTCTGTGCCATATATAAACATACGGGACGCCACCTTCCTAAATCGAAAGTGGGTCTATGATGATCATTTGCGACTCTTTCTGAGTCCCTTAAATCACGATTCAATAGAGAGATCTTTGATGGTTTGGGTTCGCTCAAAAAGTGTATTTAGAGGAGAACAAATGATAGATATCATTAACAGTGCTTGTTATGAATATTTTCATTATGGTAAAGAAATCTTCTTTGAGAAGGTTAAATTCTCCCAGGAGCTAATCAATATTGTGCCTTGTGAGGGTTGCGACCCTTTATTGGGAGAACATAAACTTGCAGCACATGTGAAGGAAAGCACCTTCCCTCTTTGGGGAGATATAGCAAGATCTATCTCACAATAGAATCAACACTCTAGAACAAAGAGAATAAAGAGAGTTCTGGCTTTGGAACTAAGTCGATAACCAAAAATTCCCACTTATTTTAGTTACTGCTTGAAATTAAATTTTACATTCTGATGAAAAGTTTCAAGAGTGTGGAAAATGAGTGTAACCTCACATGGGCGTTCCCCAAAGTATATTTTTATATAGAGCTGTAGGGTCTCAAATTAGAATGTCCGGATTTGTGGTCTGAGTGAACCACTCTTCTTAAACTACTCACTTTCTAATACAATAAATGAAAATACGGCGGGTTCCAGTTCCGCCGATATAACTGGAGCGGATGAGGTTCCCGCACAAGAATCTCAACAAGTTCTCACCCATTTTAAGGATGAGAATACTGGTATGCAAGCTAAGTTCAATCCTATACAAGACAGAACTTTTTATGATAATTATAAAGTTTCAACTGAGTTGGAAAATTTTCTAAAAAGACCTGTCTTGATAAATGAAACAGTTTGGAATGATAACTCGCAGATAGTTACTTTCTTTAACCCATGGTTTAGTTATTTTACTAATCCTGTGATTAAGAAAAAACTAGATAATTACTCTCTATTGAGTTGTAATCTAAAATTAAAACTTGTTATCAATGCATCCCCATTTTATTATGGAATGGGACAACTTGCATACCGACCATTGCCTCAATTCTTTCCCGGAAGGATAAATGAACTCTTTAATGATGAAATAGGTAGAATTCCACTTTCGCAAAGACCATGCGTATGGTTCTACCCACAGAATAATCAAGGGGGGGAGATCGTTCTTCCTTTCATTTACCATAAGGATTGGTTGCGGATTACAGATGAGAATGAACTTCTCAATATGGGCTATTGTGATTTACTCACATACACAGTCCTTAAGAATGCTAACGCAATTGCCTCAACAGGATGTACAATACAAATACTTGCGTACGCTGAGGATGTTCGAGTCTGTGGTCCCACCTATTTGGGGGTTGCTCAAGCAGGTGATGAATATGAGGACGATGGCATTATATCGAAACCAGCTTCTGCTATCAGCAGAGCTGCGGGTATGTTGTCATCTGTTCCTATCATTTCACCTTTTATGACCGCAACATCTAATGTTGCGGGTAAAGTGAGTCAAGTGGCGTCCTGGTTTGGTTTTACCAACGTCCCCGTTATCGAGGATGTAAAGCCTTTCAAGGATCTACCTTTTCACTCTTTCGCTTCCACCGAAATAGGACAACCTATTGACAAGTTGACTTTGGACCCAAAAAATGAACTTACCGTTGATCCGCG